ATGCGTAATTATAACAGAAAACAACACATCAGAGATTGCTACTTTTCAATAGCATTATCTATACTTTCCATATTAATGGGAATTGTTTCTATAATTATATCCATAATAGTTATTTGCAAATAGCAATTATCGAAACAATTAAAGAAGCAAAAGCTATAGCTACGGCAAGAATACTAAACCTCTTTGCTGTACGGTCGATTTTTCTCTCCCGTTCCAATCCCTGGAAAGCCCCTTGACTAGCAAAATCGCTTCCATAAGCATTTAGCGAATATGAATGCCATGTTTCATTTGATAGTTCGCCATATAGGCTTCCATATTCCTTCAATATCTCATTGACCTGCGCCAAGAGTTGCCAATCAGCTTCAAGGTTCAATTTTGCAAATTCAATCTTTCCATTATTCTTGTACGTTTCAAGAAGGATGGAATTCGCTATTTCTTGTGGTTTATTCATTTCTTATCAAGTTAAATCGAAATCTGTTTATATTTTAATAGAAAATATGGAAAATATCTATTTAGCATCCTTAGTAATTTTGATTATTGTACTATTGTTTGCAGGCATATCTTACGCTATAGTATACACATTGAACGAATTGTATGAAACTGCAGATAGTCTATTAAAGAAAAGAATTATCACCGCCATATCAATTATATTGCTATTAAGTTTCTTGTATTCTTTACCTATACTTGTTTCTCATCTCTAAATCCCACAATATTTTAGTTATATAATCAATTTATTCAATCTTATTAGCTAGCTCTATCCATGAGTCATCATAAAAGTCTGTAGTAAGAATTTTGGCTAAATCTCTTGGGAGTTTCGGTGAAACCTCAAGTATCATATTTTCAGTGATATTCACGAAATTACGTTCTTTAGCGACTAACTTTGTTACAATGTTGGGGTCAATTTCAAATGCTTTCTTTATACACTTCAGCGCTAATACATATTTATAATCAGTTTCGGCAGGATGCCAATCCGGTTGCTTCTCATACTCGTCCATATATTCAGCTGCAAAGTGAGTTGCGAGCCCCTCTTCAAATACATTAGCATTAATTCCTCGGTGGGGACACAAGCAATGTATTGTCTCATGTGCTAACTGATACAATCCTCTATTTATATCATTCTTACATATATCCATCACTCTAATTCCAACTACTTTAGAGCTAAGAAATGGAAACCATGTGTGCGGAAAGCCTTCTTCAGTATAGGATACTCCACATATTGAATAAGATGTATCTCGTATACCATATTTTTCTTCTGCTATTTTCAATATACTTCCTAATTTGACATTTAGGATCTTGAGTGCTAAGGCAGGGTCAATATCAGTCATTTTTATAGATGTCATTATATTCTGTATTTTTAGTTACACAATCAATCTGCTAGACTTCTAAACTTATATGGTCATTGTTTCTCATAGAATAGCAGTCCGACACGATCTATATGTTCGCCAATGGGAGTCCCTACATTTTTATTATAGTTAACTACGTCAACTTTATACAATAACCCCAAATCCTCTATCTGGATATTTATATCCATTAGTTGGTTAAAAGTTATATTTTCTCCTACAGCTGCCAAATCTATATCAGACCCTTCTGAATAAGTTCCTTTTGCCCTGGAGCCAAAAATAAGTACCTTATCAATATTGGGGAAGCGCCGGAATACACTACAAATATCCGTTATTACTGTATCACTAAGACCGTACATAATCAAAACAATGTTCCCATTTCCATTCGTAGCTTTTCTTCATTCAACCTGCTATCAAGTTGTTTCAACAAAAGCGAATACTCCTCATATATTTTGCGTACAATTTCAATAGCATCACCTTCATTATAAGTATGCGAAGTAGTAACCCTAGCTTTTGCCATTCTACGCCAGCCGTCATGATCCGTGATCATATTATCTTCAAATGCCTTTTGAAGAGTGCCATTCGGACCTTGCACAAACTCGTAACCTTTATATTTCAACAGATCCTGAAGGACTTTCCAGCCAAGTTCAAAAGTATATTCAAATCTTTGTATCAGTCCTTCCATTTCAAGTTCAGATAAACTATCTGGAGTCTTATCAGATTCAGTTATATCCAGAATCCGCTTATTAGCCCGGTGAAAGCTGTCATATCTTTGTAACCAACGTATATCTTGTTCCATAAATCTATTTTTCTTAGTTGTACAATCAATTAACTAGACTTCTAATTGTTATCTGATATTAGTCTATTTTCTTTTTGAATATCAATTAACTCATAACTAGTACTTTTCCTTCCATCTTTAAAAGTAAAATTGCGCTCAAGAATCATCATGGTACAATTTTCATTAGAATATCTTCTAATATATTCTACAATCATATCCTCATCAATATCTTCACTTATTTTACCATGTTTTATGTTGCCATCTTCATCCAAAAATTCAAATTTACCAGATTCAACAAATGCTCCTTTGAAAACACCATTTATTTTTATATTGTTTTCTTGACAATGTGTTGATGTAGTCCTTGCATACCCTGTCATATTATCATCTACACTTAATTCCACATAGTGGCTACCCGATTCCATTTTTAGCATACTATTTTCTGACGCTAATTCCTTGAAGAAATCTTTTAAATAAGTAAACATTCTGCTAGGATGATTGGAAACTAATTTCTCATACTGTTCTTGGTCAGTAGCTGTAGCTTGGATGATATCCATGACTTCCTTAATAGAATTAGCTGCATAATCTTCTGCAAAAAGGTCTTCATTATTCATTAAAGAGAGTTCAAAACCAAATGAACCTTGAGGTAAACCTGTTAGAAACATTTCTCCCATTTTAGTTTTCCCCAATTTACCTCTTTTTCCTATACGTTCTTCTCCATAAGCATCATAAACTATTTGGGTCTTTATCATACCTTGTATCGAACTCATTGTTTTGCTAGCAAATGAAGACTTTATTCCCATAGAACCCAAAACCGCATTTCCCGCAAATAGTAAACTAATCTTTGCTTCTACAGAATGTTCTTCTAATTCCTTTAGTTGCCTTTTTATTTCTTCTATACGATTTTCTAAGGATACTTTCATTAATAGACTATCCTTAGAAACTTCTAATAATTGTTGTGTTTCAGTTAATTGCCACTGAAGCCACTCTTTTTTTGAATGATTTCCCATAATCATAGTGAATTTAAAAAGTTTAAGGCTTCATTATCTGAATCAAGGGTATTGTACAATGGTAACTCAATCATACCTTTCCATACCCCAGCCCTATTATGACTAAACAATTGAATCCAATATTTGGTCATTTGGACAGTCATTAAAGGATTCTGGTCAAATATCACAAGATAGTGGTCTACATGATATTGGCTTTTTGAAAGAGAGGGAGATGCAAATGCTGGAAATTTAATAATTATATCTTGCTCGAGTTGAGGAGATATCTGTGATATAAAACTCACCACATCAATATCATGTGGAGCTCTTTTTTCTGACGCTTCAATATTCTCTGTAAAACTCCCATCAATCCATTGGAATCCATTTACAATATTCTTTTTACATGCCTCTAATCTAAAATAGATAAATCCTTTTAAAATCTTTATTCTTTCAGATGATGTTGCAAACTTTTTACAGAATTCCATAATATCTGTTTTATATGGTGATATTTTACTAGTATCTGTGGGATTCCCTAAATGAGGAGGGAGCACGTTGTTATAATTAAAATCAGGAATTGAAGCCATAATATTTGTGCTTTGAGTTTTTATTTATCTTCTTTCTTCACTCGCTTAGGATTATATGTCCTTTTTTCCTGTAGGTCATCTCGTTTAATCACGTATCCACCATTTTCATCCATTTCCTCAAAGGTTCCTTTATGTGGTTCCGCATTAGGATATATTCGCTCAACTTGAACATGATCACCTTTTTTTAATATTTCTTTTCCCATATATTATTTTTTTAGTTACACAATCAACTAACTATCACCAATTTACAATAGATATAACTTTGGGTCTTCATATTTATCAAAGTCAGGAGCTAGCTTATATGGAGTTGATGAAGTCTACAGCATAACTCATATCCCGTTTAGTATACTCCATGTATTCTCTGATAGCTTGTTCAGTATATCCTTTGTTTTTAAGAATTTTCCATTTACGTAAATGCTGTTTGAAGTCATCGCTGTTTTCATCCACTGTCGGCACCTCTTTTGCAGAAGCCTCGTTATATGGCTTATTGGGTTCTTTTTTCTGTTCTGCTACAATATTTTCATCCTTGGCAACATCGGGCTTATCGTTATCCTTTGAGTTACTTTGCTCCTTTATTGCAGAAGAAAGTTTATCAATGCTTGAAGACAATTCACGACTCCTTTCAGTATATAAGTTTTTCAGTTGCTTTACATCAGCTGCAAGCTGGAGGAACTTCACAATCAGAACAAAAAGAATAACCAACTGGATAATCCCAGCCAATAGATATACAATACCTATAAATCCAAATGCTTCCATAAGTTTATTTATTAGTTAGTTTATTCAATCGTTCCTTTTCACACAATCATCAGATACCCATACTTCTTTATTTAGTTTTTCAATATAAACCTTATATGATATCCAAGTGTAATCGGAGGTCAACCTTTTCCTAAAAACATCAACGACCTTGGCTTCAGTGCCATTGGGAACATAGTCACAATTAGTGAAATCACTAGGGTTATTGGATATCTTTGTTCTTTTAGCCGGTTGGAATTTCTGTGTATCTTTGTTGTATTCTTCTTTAGTTTCCAATATTATCGTATCATTTTTCTCTATTGTAATTGATTCGTTTTTAAAATAAGAATCAGCAATAACTAAATTAGGTTTAGTATCTTGAGTAAGATCTACTTCAAACATTCCTATAGTATATGGAGAGTTCATATTATCATCTGGATAATAAGCGAAAATAGATATATTTCTAATACCTTTTTCAATATAAGTCTTTTTCGTCAAATACCTAAAGTTGTCATATATCTCTGTTGACGATAGACCTTTAGGAAATGTTATCCTATAAAGTATTCGAGAGACCCTAACTCCATTATCCTTATATGAAATATCTTCAGTATTTATAATTTTATAATCTGGACTAAATGTCTCTTTTATACTAAGAATTTCATCTTTTGCAGTACTTATAGAAACTTTCTTTTTACTTCCAGAGCAACCTAAGATACTTAGGACACATAATACGTAAAATAAAAAAGTTTTCATAGTAGTGTTATTTATTCATTAATACATTAATCAATCGTTCCTTTTCTTCGAGCAATCTATCCTTGCCTTCAATAACAGCTTTCAAATGCTTAATTTCAAGTAAGGCATCTTCAAGCTTGTCTTGACATTCATTAGTTGATATATTACCGTTGTTATCTCTACCAACCAAAATGTTTTTTGTACCATTTTGCATAACACTAGGTGTTATATCTTCGAAGAATGATGCTGGTGATAAATTTAAAACAGATGAAATATGTATAAGTAGCTCTGTATCAATATTCTCTTTTTCAAATATTGAATATGTATAAGGTCTGCTTTTGTTTATCAACTTTGCAAAGTCTGTTACACTTATATTTTTTTTAGAGACTTCTTCTTTAATTTTGTTACCTATATGCATACGAATAATATTAAATTACCTTAATTGGTTACACTTTTTGTCTTGTTATTGTTTACAGTGTAATGTTTTTAATTACATTTGCACTATAAAGTTAACGCAAAACAATGATAACGCCAAAATAAAAGGGCAATAAAGTTAACAAAATAGATTATTTACTCTAAATCAAATAAGAATATGACACTAAAAGAGTTTGAAGAAAGAACAGGAAAGCCAATCTCGGCAGAAACGTATGATGCCATCGAAAAGATGTACATGAATACTGAACTTGACAAAGATGAGTTTTGCAAATTGTATATGAAAGCTCCAGGAGCACTTGCTGAGATTGAAAAGCAAACGGTATTAGTTCGTGAATTATTTGAGGAAAAAAATGCATGGCTGATTTCTTGATTGAGCAGGCTGAGAAATGGAGTGCATCAGACCTTAGAGAGAAAGCAATCAGAATGATCGGTGAGAGAGAATATCTGCGTAGGAAAATAGAGAGGGGATTCAACCTTTGGGAAGCAGATAAAGTACTTCTAGTAGAACTATTAAAAGCATAAACATGAAAGTAAGAATCAAGAATGTAACTGGCTCAACATCCAATGAGTGGCTTTTGTGGGAGCTTAAAAAGGAAGCGAGAGTAAAGGAAGGTGATATAGTTGAAGGTAAATTCAATCCTAAAAATAAAGCGGTATACTTTACTAGGGGAACATCAGAATGTGTCGCTTGGCTCGGTGAAACCTGCGAGGAAGTTAAAGAATAAGCTATATAATCCCGGACGGGTTTGACCGCCTTTCCGGGAACTAGAAACTATAAATATAATAATGTATATGGAAAATCAATTAGAAACTATCAAAGCAAATCTGCCTTACGGATACGAAAAGCAGATAGCGAAAGAAGTAGGATGCTCACAGGGTACAGTGCACAATATCCTTAATAATAAGCCGGCTTCTGCTCGCTCAACCTACAAAGCAAAAGTATTGAATGTCGCTGTAAGAATGGCTAATGAAGCCTTGGAAGCTACTAAAGGAGTCTCCAAAGCTGCCGCCGAACTAGAGACTTTGCATCATGGAACTGCAAGCTGATTCTGCTCTAACCAAGCGGGAAAATCAAATAGCGGGACTGGCTGCTTGTGGCTTGGCAAAGAAGGAGATTGCAGACAGATTAGGTACTGCCTACGGAACGGTAAATGTCCTGTTAGATAAGGCCTACAAAAAGACGGGGACCAGCAAATTGAACGAACTTGGTGCTTGGTGGATAAATAGAGTTTTTGCTCTAAATATAGACTTCAAGCAATTACAGAAATCATTAATCGCTCTTTCATTTCTTGGAATTATTGCCTTTCAAATTGCATTTGACTGCAACAACGACCTTAACCGGAGTCGGCGGGCAAGAATACGAAGAAATAGGATTGAAGAAGTATATGAACTCTAATCAATATTAATCAGGCAGCATAGCATAGAGATGCAGATGTGTTTCAGTAATTAAAAGCTCAACACCATTCAAAAGTAAAACAAAGAAACAGCCTAATTAGAGATTATGGAAAATTGCTTCGAAATGATGGTCGCCCGATGCATTAAAATTGGGACGGTGCAAACGCTAACGATGCTGGGACTACTCCCCGAAGTAGTAACGATATCACAAGCGGAAGAAATATACGGAAAACGCCTAATAAAAGAGTGGCGCGAAAAAGCCTGGATTAAGTTTTATCCGGCAAATAATAAGGAAAGAGGAAAATATTATGTGAAACGATCCGAATTGGAAACAGCCAGTGCAATGATGGATTTGCATAATAAAGTTCCGGATAACATTATCAAACAATTAATGCAGATCGCTGTATGAGATATATACCGAAATCATCAGAAGTGTTACAGGCTCTGCAAGACAGTATCGGAAAGCAGATTGCAGAAAGAGAAGAACAGAAAAAGAATTATGTTCCTACTCCTGTAGAGATTAAACCTGATAAAAAAGATATAAGCATAGAGCCCACGGCCGAAGATATTCTTTTAATGGAGGAATATAGACGTGGAGTATATCAAGGAGATTAATAAAACGCTAATATTTAAACAATTATGAGTAAAATTATTGAAGTAAAAGTGGAAGAGCTAAATGCGCTTCCAGCAACGAAAATTGTCGAAAGTGAAAATGTACAGGCAAAATTCGTTCAAATGTATAATGCCATCTGGGGAACAGATAAGGGTGAGCAAATGTATCATAAAGAAGTATTCAACTTTCAAAAACTTCTCCGTGATAATCCTGATTTGGCAGATTCGACAAAGATGTCTCTATATGGCTGTTTTCTTGATATAGCAGTCAACGGTCTTACATTAGATCAAACAGGACATCCACTTTGCTATATACTTAGCAGAAGCAGTAAAACCGGACACAAGAACGCACAAGGATATGATATTTATGAAAAACGTGCCTATGTTTCAGTTACAGGGTATGGCGAACTGACAATGCGTATGCGTGCCGGGCAAATCAAGTATGCGGATAATCCAGTCGTTGTATATGAGGGAGATCATTTTAAAGCATCCTTAGTTAATGGTATAAAGAATATCGAGTATGAAGCACAATGTCCCCGTACTTCAACCAAAGTTATTGCTGCATTCATTCGTATTGTACGAAATGACAACTCGGTAGATTATCAATGGTTAATGGAAGGTGATATCGAACGATTGAAACATTATAGTGAAAAAGCAAATTCGAAGTGGAACGATCAAACTAAAAGACGTGAATTGGGTAAAGCCAATGCACTCTATACTTCGAATAATGGAAGCATTGATCCTGGGTTCCTTGAGAATAAGATGATCAAACATGCGTTTGATGCTTATCCTAAAGTGCGTACAGGTAAGTTTACTATTATGGATTCGGATCAAGAAGAGGAAGAAATTATCGACTATGGCTTGGTGGATGAAGATAAGGTTAATGAACCCGTTCAGGCTGTGGATAATCCTAATATTCCTTTCGGTGAAGAAAAACAACTGGAAGCTCCAGAACCTGTACAGGTGCCAGTCTCCGATGATGATGAAGACGGTGGATTCTAATACTTACTAACCGATTAAAATAAATAATATGGCAACAGAGTTAATCAAAATAGACGAAGCAAAAAATATTCTGTCATCTTTTCCAGATATAATGGGGAAGAATACAAATTCTGTCAAAAAGTGTAATGAAGCTGGGCAAGCTCTCCTTGACACTATCGAAGGAGAAGGTATGAATGAAACAATAGATCAGGCTACAGCCGACTACTTGAAAAAGGTTAGCGTAACACTCAAAAATATGGATGAACGTCGTAAACCTATTACGCAGATATTTGATAGAATACGTTCCTTTTTCACCTCCCAAGAAAAACAAATTGATCCTAAGGATCCTTCAACAATTCCCGGAAAGCTTGTGATAAAGCGCAATGAGTATGCCAAGTTTAAATACGAAGAAGAACAGAAAAGAAAGAGAGAAGCGGAACAGAGAGCTAGAATTGAAACAGAGAAAGCAAACTATCGACAGATAATAGGGGATAGCCTTCTTTCTTATTTCAACCAATATCTTTCAAGTAAAGTTTCTGAATTGCAGGGAATATTTTCCAACTTGACTTATGAAAACTTCGATCGTGAAGTTATAGGAATCACAGTTTTTCAGACCGATTATCCCAAATCTCATTTTGATAAGTTTAGTGCGGATTCTGCGACTTACTATATTAGTCAAGAAACAAAAAAGGAGATTCGCCGAGAGGTTCTAGAGGGCAAATATGAGCAATACGCTCAACAGTATAAGGCAAAGATTGTAAGCGTTAAGCAAGACCTTACCGACCGTGTTTCCTCTAAACGCAAGGAACTTGCAGAACTGGAACAACTTCGTCTCGCTAATGCAGAGGAAGCTGCCAAAGCGGAAGAATTGCGTAAACAACGTGAAAAAGAAGCTGCAGCCAAAAGAATGGAAGAGTTGAAAAAGGAGGAAGAAGCAGCAAAACAAGAGGCTGCACTGAAGGCACAACAAAGCTCTATTGGTAGTCTTTTTATGGAAGCTGCCGCTTCTATTGCTCCTCCACCGACTAACGCCAAGGTGAAAGAAAAGATTGTTATACTTCATCAGCAGGGATATTTAGAAATATTCCAGATGTGGTGGATAAACGAAGGTCAAACGTTGCCTGTTGAAGAACTGGAGAAAATCTTTAAAAAGATGATTACTTATTGCGAGAAGCAGGCGAACGGTAAAGATCAAAAGCATATCGAATCAAAATTCATCCGATATGAAGCAGATGTAAAAGCCAAATAGCCATGTCAAATCCTGATTCATATTACTCTCGTCCGGAGGTCAGTAATTCAGATCTGACAGAGCTTAAGAACTATCTTTATCCCCGTGCTCAATACGGGGATAAAGAGAAGGCATTCAAGTTTGGAACTCTTGTAGATGCTCTTATTACAGAAAACGAGCGTGTAAGATATGACAAGTTAATGGTAGACGATTACGTGTATACGAAAGACGAATTTGAACTAGGGCTTGAAATGCGTAAGGCTCTCCGGAAGGAAGCAGAAAAGGATCAATTTCTTGCTGTCGTTTTGGCACAGTCCGATACACAAAAGTTTATGGTTAACAAACAACAAGAGTTCTTTTATGGGGACTTCGTTTATCATCTCGATACACGGTGTAAATGGGACTGGTGGTTGTCTTCTTTCAACTTTGGGGGGGATTTAAAAACGACCTTCGCAGAATCTCAGGCACAATTCGATGAAGCGATAGATTTCTTTGACTGGGACCGCTCCCGGGCATGGTATATGGATATAGCCGGTAGCCAACAAGATTTTATTTATGCTATCAGCAAGAAGAATTGTAGAATCTTCAAGCATTTTATCACTGACCGGAAACACCCTTCATACATCAGAGGAAAAGAGAAATACGAGGACCTTGCTTTTAAGTGGTGGCAATTAATGGTCTGATTATATTTTACCATAAAACAATATGAATTTACTTATTACATCAAAAGAACAAATATTGGCTGAATTAACCAATATAGATTCATTCCTTAATATAACTATGAGCGAAGATGTAACAGAAGCTGTACAACGCGGCAATGACTTAGCTGTATATGTTGCTCGTTCCGGCAAATTGCTCGCAGATTCAAAATATTGGCTCAATGAGGCAATGAAATCCGAGGTCATGCAGACGCTTGTAGATACGGCAAAAAGTGCGAAAGCAACAGCAACAGCGATAAATGCTCTAGTCAATTCTTTATGTCGGGAAGAGAGATACTTAGTTGATTGGTGCGAACGTTGCAACCGGACGGCAACACATCAATTATCGTGGTGTGTAACTGTAATAAGTAAAGCTAAGGCAGAAATGCAAATGTCCGGAATGTTTAACAACAAAAAGTAATTATCATGAAAAATCTAAGAAGAGTCACAATCGGAATATCCGTTATCGGTCTGTTTACGGCATTATCTTTCTCTCAAAGAGAAGATGCTACAACTAGAGAAATAACTACGGCTGCTGTAATGGGAGTTGTATCAACGTTTAGTATTATCACTTTATCAACTAAAGAAGATTATGGAACAAGCAAAAAATGAAATCAAGAAAGCGATTATTAAAAAGGACCGCTTGAATGTAGTGTACAATGAACGTTTTTCGGAAGCAAACTACACGAATGTAATTAGCAAGAACTGCGATCAGATCATTCATAGTGACTTAAGAGAGACATTTAATCGTCTTAAATTACATCTTGTCGTATTGTGCGAACAGCCGGAAGCTGCCAATATTAATAAGGATAGTTTTACGTCTCCTGGCTATTCAGAGATTCTTGAAAATTACATCATAACAGGCTATGCAAACGATAGTGTCGATGGTGTTTCCGGAATTACTATTATGGGAGCTAAATTACTTCAGTCCGGCAAGGTTGTTGATCTGAAAATCTTCGTACCTCTCCTTGATGCAGACTATCCTTACTATGAAGAATTGAGCATTGATGCGGCAGCTTGTGACGCAGAAGTTGAGAGTTATCTGTTTGAAGAGAAATGGGGAGTCAGACAGGAACGTCTTGATTTTGATACTGACGAACCGGAGGAAGCCGTTATAATTGAAGATAAACCTAAAAAAAGAGGGCGAAAGAAGCAAATAGAAGCTCCAGTTCCTTTAGATGAAACTGCATAACACCAATCACTATAGGGGGGATAATCCCCCCCCTACAAAATACTCTAAATCATGAATATCGAATTAAAAGGAGATAATTTTGAATTATCTTTCAAGTATAAACCTTCTATCGTAGATCGGATCAGGCAGATTCCTGGAAGACGTTTTGACGGTGCTAGAAAAGTTTGGATAGTACCTACACGGAGTAGAGTTGATCTTGAAAGAATGATTTATCAGATACAGCAGTTTGAAAATATAAATTGGGTAAGCGGAACTACAAAGAAAGAGGAAGATATTGCTTATGATGTTCCGGAACTTCCAGATCTAACAATTCCGCATAGCTTAAAAATTCAGCCTTATCCCTATCAACTCAAAGGTATTGCCCGGGGATTGGAGCTAAAGCGCTTCATGAACTGCGATGAACCAGGACTCGGAAAGACATTACAAAGTATTGCTACCATCAATCTAGCGAACGCTTTTCCCTGTCTTGTCATTTGCCCATCATCATTGAAAATCAACTGGCAACGGGAATGGGAGAAGTTTACGGATAAAAAAGCAATGGTACTCACAGATAAAGTACGTGATACATGGACCTTCTTTTATCAAACAGGAATGCATCAAGTCTTTATCGTAAACTATGAATCACTAAAGAAATACTTCGTACAACGCATAAAGAAAGCCGAAGGCTGGACGCTGCGCGATGTGGAATTTAGAAACTCAATCAATTTATTCAAGTCTGTTATCATTGATGAAAGCCATCGCTGTAAGTCTGCATCTACTCAACAGGCAAAGTTTTGCAAGGGTATTTGTACAGGTAAAGAATGGGTGATAGAGCTTACAGGAACACCGGTAGTAAATCGGCCTAAAGATTTGATTCCACAGCTGGCAATTCTAAACCGTATGGATGATTTCGGTGGCTACAAACCATTTGTTAACCGGTACTGCTCCGGACAAAGAGAAGCATCGAATTTGAAAGAATTGAACTTCAATTTATGGAAATATTGTATGTTTCGTCGTGAAAAGTCTCTCGTCCTTACAGATCTTCCAGATAAGATACGCCAGGTAAATACATGTGAAATTACTAATCGTAAGGAGTATATGGATGCAGAGCGTGATCTTATTATGTATCTACAGAAATATAAGGATGCCGACGATGAAAAGATTGAAAAGGCTCTGCGAGGGGAAGTCATGGTACGTATCAATATTCTACGGCAGATCTCCGCACGTGGAAAAGTACGCGATGTTATTGAATTTGTGAAAGACTTCCGAGAGAATGGAAAGAAGATAATTCTCTTTTGTTCGCTTCATGAAGTTGTAGATCAATTGAAACGTTACTTCCCCACGGCTGTATCTGTAACAGGTAGAGAATCACCGGACATGAAGCAAAGAGCGGTTGATGCCTTCCAGAATAATCCTAAGACAGATATTATTATTTGCTCTATTAAAGCGGCTGGAGTTGGCTTAACGCTTACTGCATCAAGTAATGTCGCTTTTGTTGAGTTCCCTTGGACATACGCCGATTGTTGTCAGTGCGAAGACCGGGCACACCGTATAGGGCAAAAGGACTCTGTTACCTGTTACTACTTCCTTGGCCGACGCACTATTGACGAAAAGGTTTATCGAATAATTCAAGAGAAGAAAAATATCGCTAATGCTGTAACAGGTTCTACCGAGGATATAGAAGAAAATATTGTCGATATGGTTGCTCGCATCTTTGATTCAGACTATGACGACGAAGAATAATTCAAAACAATTTAGAAATGAGGTAAACCGAGCCTTCTAAATTCGGTTGTTGATCTTTGACGTATTGGATTTACCGATTAATTTTTTTGAGAAAATGTGACTTTATGGTTAATAAAGTGCATAATCTTGGAAACAAAACATCTAATTTGCTGTTTTATTTTTATATTTGCATTGTAATTTAAATATGGAGGTAAGTATGTGCATATTAAAGGAAGTAGGACGTTTTATTAAAAATGGAGCTTCTACATTTCGTGATGCCTCTCAAGGGCATTATAAGCAGAACTCCGAAGCTATTT